CCCGTCAGCAGTCAGCAGCAGCGAGTGCGTGCCTTCGGCGGGCCAGCCGACGTCGGTGACTGTGCTCTGGCTGAGGCTGCCCGCCGATGACGTCCAGGACTGGGTGCCGGGAGCCGTGTAGGGCGGGTTCACGCTGGTGACAGTGCTGCCGTCGATATTGCTGACAGCGCTGGGGGTGTAGTAGACGTTGGTGAACCCGGCGAAGGTCTCGAACCTGGTGACCTTGAAGACCGTGGCGCCGTTGGCTGAGGAAGTGAAGGTGTCCCCCAGCTTGATCTGCTCGGCGGGGACCTGGCCGACCGTGAAGTACTGCGCGAGCGGGGTGCCGGACGGGACATTGAGAGTCCAGCCCTCGAATCCCCAGTGATCCGCGGTCTCATTGAACTCGATGGCGTTGTCGAGGGCCTCCTCGGCGGCCAGGCGGATGAACCTGTCCACCGACATCTCGTTCTGATGGCCGTCGAGCGCCTTCGCCAGCTGCAGGAGCGGGATCAGTGCGTACTGGACGCTGATGTGACCCATCGCGGTCTTGGTGATGTCCCCGTTCGGCCCGGCGATTACCTCGGTCACGTTGCCGACGGTCGCACTGCTCTGCGTGCCCGTCGCCGAGCCGATCAGCGTGTCCTGCCCTGGCTGCAGAGCCCGCAGGGCCCAGGCCACACTGGTGCCCGACTGCACCAGTTCTATGGACACCATGGCGGTGACACCGTCGCCGATGGTGATGGTTGAGGAGGTGAACTGCAGCACCGCTGAGTTGTTGTAGACCTTCAGTTCGATCTTGCCGCCCGTGACATACACGACGTCCAGCTGGTGCATGACAGTGCTGCCGGTGAGAGCCCGCAGCAGCACCTTGCCGTTGGCGCCGCCGTGCGCGGGCGCCAGGGTGACGAACCGGACGACGTTGGCGGGCGGCCCGGCGGGAGGTGTGTAGATGAACTCGTACTTCGCGGCTGCACCAGCGCCGCCGGGCTGGGCATTGACGCCGCCGCCGCCGCCGCCGGACCCCGGAAGGTTCCCGGCCGCTCCGGGCGTGGCCAGGTTGCCGCCCGCACCGCCGGCCGCACCTCCGCCGGAGCCCGCAGTGCCCGCGGCGCCGCCCGTGACACCGGAGTTAGAGCCGCCGGCGCCGCCTGCGCCAGAGCTGCCTCCAGATCCGCCGCCCCCGGAGCCGGCCTGGTGCCCGCTGGACGTGCCGCCTGTCCCGCCGTCATGGTGCACGGTGTTGCTGGAGCCCGTTCCCCCGGCCCCGCCCGAACCGCCGAGCACCCCGCCGTCGTCGCCGTTATGCCCGGCATGAGCCGTGATGGTGGTGGCACCGAGGGTGATGGTCGAGTCGAGTTCGGAGTTTCCGGCTCCGACCGTGAACGTGTAGCCCTGACCCTGGACGACGGTCAGCGTCGATTCCTGGGCGTACTCGCCGCCGCCGCCGCCGTGACCGCCCGGTCCGCCGTTAACGGACAGGTCGCCCTTGCCGCCCTTCCCGCCCGGACCCCAGACCTTCATGGTCGTCAGGCTGCTGACCGGGGCGATCCAGGTGTAGGTGCCAGGGGTGGTGTAGATGTCATCGCCGCTGGCGCTGTAGGACCCGGTCAGCCCGTCCCAGATGGAGCGGTTCATCACGCCGATCGGCTCCGAGCCGTTGAATCCGCTGACCGCCTTCCACAGCGGTGTCCCCGTGACGGTCATGCTGGGTCCGACCGTCGGCTGCCCGATATTGCCGCTGCCGAGCGTGCCGGTGTCGGTGTCCTCCTCGCACGGCCAGTAGGCGATCGGGGTGAACGATCCGGACAGGGAGGCGTAATACCGGGTCAGGGCGCTCCCCTGATCGGCGCCGGTATTTACCTGACGGAGCGGGCCGCTGGCGGTCACCTGAACATAGACATCCCTGCCGCTGATGTCGCTTTGCGGAGGCCATTCCGGTACTATTCCCCAGAATCGGTAGCCGTTATAACTATTGCCGCTGGAGGAGGTCGCGAACAGGCCGATTCTGATCTGGACGTTCCGCTGCAGATAGGGGTAATAGGCACCGGAGATAAAGCCCGCGGTGAACCGTCCGTCGCGATTATTCAGCGTAAAGGTAGCCGTCGCCGGCTGTGGTTTGTCGCTCCAGTTAACCTTGCCGCCAGTTATCTGAATAGGGTCGCGCTGATAGATGTACGCGCTTATATCAGTCCAGACGTCGTTCAGCAGCAGCTCGATAGTCAGCGTCAGCGGGAACATGCTGGCCATCGGGCTTAGCCTCGCCCTGTCCCGAAAGCCAGCTGAACCGAGCCCGCGCCCTTCACGCTGACGGCCTTGCACAGCCATGAGGTCATGAATCTGTCGAAGTCCGATGAGCCGGTAGACCGGATCTCCAGCACGACCTTCTGCGGGCCGTGGGCTCCGGCACGGCGCGCGCTGGCCGGCCCGATGGTCACCCGCTCGGGCCCGCTCTCGCCGACGCCGATCAGGGTCGGCCGCCGCACGATCATGTCAGCTCCGCCGCCGTACCAGCCCTGCGCCAGCTCGTGGGCCCAGGCCCTGGCAGGCGTCCCGTACCTGCCGCTGATGTAGGACTCGCCCCAGGCGATCTGCGCGTCAGCGTGACTGCCGCCCGCGGCCTGCCCGGCGAACGGGTACTTCGTCGGGGGGAGTGCCTGCGCGATCCCGTACGCTCCCGACGCGCGGTTGCGGGCGAACCTGTTCCACCCCGACTCGCGGGTCCACAGCGCGCCGAGCGGGAGGATCTGCCAGCCCGGCCAGGCGTACTGGTGGAACAGGGACTGCGCGTACTTCTCCAGAACGTACTGCGCGCCGCCCGTCGGGCCGGCCGGGTAACCGCCGTCGGTCGCGGCAGTCCTGGCAGCCAGCGCGCCCGCGATCTTCCTGACGTACAGGTTGGCCGCGGCCGAGTCGTACTGGCCGGCCATGATCTTCGCGTGATCGGCCATCCACACCAGGTCAGCGCCGGGGGTGCCGTGCGCGTACATGGGCATGACGGCCTCGCCGCCGCCGAACCGGACCAGCTCGGGGCCCTTCTCGCCGACGACGCCCCAGCCCTTCTTGGCCCCGCCTGCCTTCGTGCCTCCGGCATAGGCGCTGATGTCCACCCGGCGCAGGATAATGTCAGCGGCCGACGGTCCGCCGGCCTGCAGGTGGATGGTGCCCCGGCCGCCGATGTGCAGCGTGGTGGTCGCGTTCTTGGGGACGTTGTTGAGCCCCTCGGTCAGCCCGTTTACCAGCTTGGTTGCCTGCTGGGCCGAGAGCCCGGTCTTTTCGTAGTCCTGGATCAGCTGGGCCCGGGCGGACTTGGCGGCGTCCGACTGCGAGCCGTTGCTCGCGATGGCGTCGGTGTACCGCTTCAGGTCCGGGGTGACGTGCGCCGAGAGCATCAGGTCCTGGATGAACATCGTCTGAGTCAGCTGGGTGATCGTGCCGCCCAGCTTGGCCGCGTTGACCGTGGACTGCGCGACGATCGACATGAAGCCGGCCTGCGATCCTGAGTTGCGCTTCACCCAGGTGTTCAGGTTCTGGAAGCTGACAGTTCCCGGGCCGATCGCGTTGTTGATCAGGCTGATGATCACGGCCTCGGCAGTCCGGTTGCCGCCGACGTACTTCAGCATCTGCTGGGCCTCGTCCGCGACGACCGTGGTCAGCTGCTTGGTCCCGATCAGCTGCATCTCCAGGCTGTCGATGAGCTGCTGGGCGGCCGGCACAGCGTCGTTATAGAAGTTGTTGGCCAGGTTCACTGACTGCGCGTTCAGCTTGTCCAGGCTGGCCCCGGCGACCTTCGCGGCGTTCGCCAGTCCCGGCGGCGTCGCCAGCTTGGCGCTCGTGCCGGTGATGGCCTGGTTAAAGGCCAGGAACGCCTGCTCGCCGCCGAGGATTACCCCGGTGAGGCCATCCTGACCCTGGATGACCTTCCGCATATCGACGTCCATGCTGCCGAGCATGTTGTTGGTCGTGTCGCCCGCGTAGTTGAGGGCGTTCATCGCCGCCCCGGTGCGGCCGACACCGAGCGCCATGGCCTTGAACTGATCAACCTCGGCCTGGACCTCGATGAGCAGCGACGCCATCTGGGACTTGGTCGCGCCGATTACCTGGTTCGAGGTGATCCCGGCGGCCACGAGCAGCCCTACGTTACCGTGCGCAGCGGCCAGGAGCTGGTTGTAGTTGTGCTGGTAGCCCGCGATCGTGCCCAGCTCGCTCTGGTAGCCGGCGACGACAGCGCTCTGGTTCCTGTACGCATCGGTGAGCTGCTTGGTGGCCAGCCCGGTGTGCACGTTCACGCCGACCTGGTACTCCTGCGCCTTCGCCAGCCCCGCCTGCGCCACGCGCAGGTGGTCGAGGGTGTTCGACATCTGCTGCGCGAGGCTGATGCTGAGGCTGCTGATCGGGGCGTTGCTGAGCGCCGCCTTCACTCCGGCGTCGTAGTCAGCGGTGGCCTGGTTGGCCCGGGTGAGCCAGTAGACCAGCCCGGCGATAGCGGCAGCTGCAGCGGTGATGGCGAGCACCGGCAGGAGCGCTGTCAGTGCCGTCATCGCACCTTCGAGCGTGAGTGCACCGGCCGCGGCGATGTCCTCGGACGCGCCGAAGGTGATCATCTCGCCCGCGAGCAGCCCGATGCCGCCGATCGCCTGCCGGAGCCCGTTGCCGAACAGGGCCGCGTCAAAGAAGGTGGCGCTGGAGCTGGCCAGGCCGAACTTCGCGGCGAGGCCGACCAGCGCGTTGCCGACCAGGATGAACGCAGTGGCCGCCAGGCCGCCGTACAGGATCGCACCGTGGAACCACAGGCCCGCGGAGATCAGCCACTGGACCAGGCCAGATCCGGTGACGTTCTCGATACCGTGCGTCACGGCATCGAGAACTCCCAGCAGTTTCTCTGCGTAGCCCGGCATGGTCTTCAGTAGGTTGCCGACGATGCCGAAGATGTTGCCGATGACGTCGCCGATCTTGGCGAGGTCCTGCGGCCCCCGGCTCAGGAACTGGCCCACCCCGCCGGATACCAGCGCCGCCGCGGCCCGCGCGCCGAGCACGTCCAGGGCCTTTCCTGCATCGGCTGCGATCTTGGAGAACTCGCCGGCCTTCGCGTTCATGACGACCAGCGCCTGGCCGAACAGCTGGTAGACCTCGGGCTTGACCGCATCCCCGAGACTCTTCATCGAGTTCGTCAGGGGGTAGATGCTCTTGTTCAGCGCGTTGCTGGCTGTCCAGATGTTGGTCATCTGGACATAGATGTGCTGGGCGGTCGGGGCAGCAGCAGCGCCGAAGGCAATGAACGCGACCGTCGCCGGGATCAGCACCGCGATCGTCTCGATCACCGCGTCGGTGAGGATGTGCCAGATGCCCACGGCACCTAGCAGCGGGATGCCTGCGGCCCTGAACGCCCCGCCGAAGAGTGTGACCTTGTTGGTCAGGAACCCCCACCGGCCGGCAGCTCTGTTCGCCGCGTCGGCCACGGGCGCGACGACCTTCGCCGCCTCGGCCATCGCGATGTTGTTGGCGATGTTCGCCGCGTAGGCGTACTTGGCCGCATCCCCGGCGTTGCGCGAGGCCGCCGCCAGCTTCAGCAGCGCGTTCGCGTCCGCGGTAGCCGCTGCCGCCTGGTCGGTGAGGTTGCCGCCGCCCGCGACTACCGGCGCACCGGCACCGCCGGTCATTGTCTCGGCGACGTGCACGGTAACTCCGCCGAGGGCGGCCTGCAGGGCGGCTCTGGCTGCCACGGCCTCGGCGCTCAGGTCCGCCGCGTTCAGGCCGACGCCGACGTTGACGCCGGTCAGCTCTCTCTGCAGGGCTGTGCGCAGGGCCGCGGCCTGCTCCAGGATCTGACCTGGCGCCAGGCTGGTACCGATGAAGTCCGTCAGGTGACCCTGCTGCAGCAGCCGGCGCAGCAGCTGGATCTGGTACTGCACCTTGCCGATCGGCAGCGAGTAGTCCAGGAAGTCAGACAGGCCCGTCTGGGCCATGCGCTGCTTGATCAGCCGGATCTGGGCGTCGATCGCCCCGAGATCCGACTCGACATCGAGCTTGATCGGGATTTTCCCGGCCTTGCCCCCGAGCGCGGACGCCAGTGCAGTCTTCACCGTGGCAGCGAATCCGCTGACATCGGGTGTGATCTTGACCTTGACCTCGGCCTTGATCCCCGACAGCGCAGCCTTGATCTTCGCCTCAGTCTCAGCCCGGAACCCTGTGGTGTCCGGCCGGATCTGGACGAAGGCCTCGGCCAGCGCGTAGTCGGTCATCAGCCTGGCGGCGCCGAGCCGTTAGCTGCCGGAACCGCAGCCTTCTCCTGGCGGGCGGTGACGATCTGCGCGGCCTGCGTCACCAGGTCCAGGAGTTCGGCGAGGTCGTCGGCCTTCTTGGCGATCATGTCGCGCTCAAACCGGCCCCAGTCCTCGGGGTCGATGACGTTCTCCAGGGTGGCGTGCACCGCGGCCAGGCCGCGCATGTCCCCGAGATTGATCCCCTCAGCCGCCGCCCTGGCCAGCATCATCTGCGGCCAGACGCCGATCTTCTCGGCGACCTTGTACTTCTCGCCCAGATAGCTGACAGTTTCCTGAGCCTTTGGAGCGGTGCGCGTGCGGGTGCTGCTGGGTGTGGTTCTCCTGGTGTTGGACATCGCGACCGCCCTGGATTATGCCGGAGGCGGACGCGGTGCCTTGCGCGCGTCCCGAGTTCAACCCGCAGAGCGGGGAACGAAGCTGAGGTCATACTAGACCATGGCCGTGCAGCTCGTCTGCGGCCACGGTGGCTGGCGCCGTCCCGTGGTCATTCTCCGCTACGAAGGTCCGCTCCCAGTGCCGCAGGGCTACTCGCCGCGCGGCCGGGGTGCCACGTTCGAGTTGCGCTGCAGCTACTGCGGATTCGCTCCGAGACCCGGTGACGAGGGCCTGCGCGCGTTGCTGACGCTGGCCGCGGCCTCTCCTGCCGCGACGCTGGACATCAGCGCAGGGTATAGACGCTCCCGTCCACGGTAGTCATCAGCGCCGTTACCAGGAACGGCCGCAGGTAGTGCAGCTGCCGTGCCGGCGGGTCCAGGAACCTGCCGTACCACAGCGCGCCCACATTCCAGTACCTGCCTCCGCTGTCGGTGCCGTCCCAGCTGACCACCGATGCCTTCAGCCGGCCGGGCACGCCCACATAGCCGCGCTTCGCCCACCTGGGAATCGGAGTGTGGCGCACGCGGACCGGGGCCAGCTCCTCTGCCCGGGCGTGCACATCGTCAGCGATATGCGGCATCAGGAACTCCTCGACAGCGGTCAGGAACTGGTCCGCCTCGCCGTCGTTCCATTCGATCCGGATGTCCGTCATGCCCGCTCAGCCACCTCGATGCTCATGCCGGGCTCCAGGATCATCAGCTCCACGCCCGGCGGCAGCTTGGTCCTGATGATGGCGCCGACCTGGTGGTACTGCTCCTCTGACAGCTTGTCCGGTACATGCAGCACGAGGATGTCTCCGGACTTCAGGCTCAGCCGCTGAACTTCAGTGAACTCCGGGATCTCAGCCATCTGCCTGCGCCTTACGTTGTGAGGCCTGCATCTGCCGCAGCTGGGCGAGCGCCTCGGACGCAGGGTCGCCCTCGTAGTTCAGGTCCTCCAGGAACACCGTGCGGTCGTCCTCACTGCGGCCCTCCAGGCAGATGGCCAGTGCCACATTGCACGCCTCCCGCGCCGACAGCGCTGCGAGGCCGCGCCCGCCCGCCTTGATCAGCTGGCCGTCTATCTCCTCCATGTTCCCGGCGATGAACCCGATCAGCCGCATCGCCGGGTAGTGGTTCCGGGCGCAGTACCAGGCCACGAGCTGATCCATCACCTCCCCGATTTCCTTGATGCCCGCACGGGCCGAGAGCGCTCGCGTGGCGAAGCTGCCGAAGTCAATCAGGCAGTCCTCCAGGAGCCGGTAGATGGCGTCCAGCGGGATTGTCTGCTCCGGATTGTCAGTCGTGGTCGCGCGGGCGAACCGGATCAGGGCAGCCAGGCCGTCGTCGCGGATCTGGTAGAAGTCGCCCATGAAGGTGACCTCGGCGGTCGGGCCCAGGCCGGCCAGATCGCGCAGCTCAGCCTCTCTCATGAGGCTGAGGCTAGTGCTGCTGCGCGAGAGCCGCCAGGTGCTCAGTGTCGAGCCGGGCCGAGAACCGTGCCAGTCCCACCGGGTTGGCCGAGACCAGCAGCGTGTTGTTCTGCGCCTTGAAGCCAGGCGCGGCCGGCTTGCTGACATCGAGCTGGATGCCGGTGCCCTCACCCGAGGCTGACCAGTTCGTGGACCCCTCGAACCACAGGCCCTGCGCGACCAGGACCCCGCCCTTGGTGTGGCTGATCTGGTGCGTCTCGGACTCGCCCACCACCACGGAGTTGTAGAAGCCCGGATCGGCCGCGACGTCCGCTGCCAGGATCGCCCGCTCATGCACGCCTGCAGCCTGCGACTTGTCGAGCGTCGCCTGCACCGCCACGTTCGGGTTGCCCAGCAGCGTCATGATGTCGCCGTTCAGCACGTCGTCGTCGTAGCCGAACATATTGAGCTTCAGGCCCATGGTCTCCGAGGAGAGGAGGGTGTGCAGGATCGAGTGAACGTCGTCCCGGCCGACAAAGAACAGGTAGTGATCGCCGTAGCCGGGCGTAAGGGCAGACTCCGGAGTGAATCTGCCCAGCGCCGCCAGCCGCGGATCATCCATAGCCGCCCACCGGGTCGTACTTGATGATCGCCGTCGCGGCCTTCCAGTTGCTCTTGACGGAGATCGCCGCCGCGATGCCGCCGGAGACTGCGAAGTCGGGCAGCACGTTGCCGAACCAGTACATGTTCGGGTCGGTCTGCAGGTTCGGGTAGAGGTACATCGCACGGGAGACTCCGTCGCGGGCCGCGGTGTACTGCTGCCGGCTGGCGTCGTCGTAGAAGCCCGAGAAGTCCCCGGAGGCGTCCGGCAGGCCCGAGACATAGACCTTGTTCGTGTCGCCGAAGGCGGTGACTTCTGGCTGATCGACGGTGAAATTTATATTCCAATCCGTCATAAATGCGACAGGCTGCGCTGAGGCAGCGCCCGACGCCAGCGCCATGTAGACCATGCCGCCCTTACCGTGGATTCTGGCCATTGTCCGCCTCTGTCCGGATGCTCTGGTTCGGACTCTGGCAGGCTCCAGCCAGGATCAGCGTTGCTGACCTGCGGCCTCACGACGGGTTGGCCTACACCGTCACAGGCAGTCTACATCTCGTCCAGGATCGCGAGCAGCCTCTGGGCATTGGCCTTGAAGGTCCGCGGCCTGATCACCGATCGCAGCTTCATCCCTGCCTCCTCGCGCTCGTCATCGTGCGCGAGCCACCACTGCATCTGCTCCACAGCCTCCTCCGGGGAGTGGAAGGCCGGGAGGATGTCCCCGAACAGCTCGTCCGACTCCGGGCGAGGGTCGCGAAGGAACGGCAGGCCGCAGGCCGCCATCTCCACCTCGCGCGGGCCCATCGCGACGCCGTCCTGGTAGGCGTCCCCGTCGTGGCGCCGGTAGAAGTTCAGGCCCAGCTTCGCTGCCCGGTAGAGCCCGGCGGTCTGCTCGTTGTCCACGCAGTCATTGAGGTCATGAGCGACGTAGGTGCGCAGCGGGGACTCCTCGGGCAGGGAACCCCAGAAGCCGGCCAGGGTTACGTCGATGCGGTCGAATGCCCCGAGACTGTGCATCTTCTCGAAAAACTCGATCCGGCTCGGGAAGGCCGTGCCGACGAAGCAGAAGTCCGTGTCCAGCCCGGTGATGCCGGGCCCCGGGTAATGCAGCAGCGGCCGGTAAGCGTGCGGCATGTAGTAAGCCGGAGTGCCGGCCTCCTCGTAGAGATCCAGCCGCGAGGGATCGTTCACCAGCACCAGGTCAGCGTGCCCGGCCCGCCTGACCTGCTTGGGCTCCTCGTAGGGGGACTCGGTGAAGAGGATCACGACCTTATGCCCGCGCGAGCGGAGCACGTCGATGGTCTCCTCCGGGATAAAGAACGCGGAGATGATCAGGATGAGGTCAGGCCACCAGCGGTAGCAGGTCGAGTAGATCTGGTTCGCCGCGACGCCGACGACGTCTTCCTGGCGCGGGAAGGCCTTCTTGAACTGCCTGCGGCCCTCGTCGTCCTGCTCGCCCGTGTAGACAAATGCGTGCGAGTAGAAGGCGAGCCGGTCCTGCAGGTTGTAGCTGATCGTCTTGATGCCGAGGTCACAGAATGCCTCGTGCCAGCCCTGATAGACGTCCTCCACGGAGAACTGCGGCCCCGGGTGGACGATGAGGACGCGCTCAGGCGTCTTCATGAGGCTCCTGCTTTTTGCCGCGTCCCTGGCCTCCGGCCGGAGCGGTGAGCGCGGCCAGCTGGGAGCAGTCCTCGGAGTGAGTCAGGGCCGAGCCTGTGATCTGGGCGCTGCAGCCCTTGCACCGCCAGACGCCGTTCCACAGTTCGAGGTGCTGGGTGAGATACCGGGTCGTCATGACAGAGCCCCGTTCATGGTGTCTTCGCTGCGGCCGTCAGCAGGATCTGCGCGCCGAGGTACTGCTGACCTGCCCAGTCCATGAGCCCGTACCCGCGGACGCTGTCCATATTGCAGTAATCTACCGCCCCTGACAG